TGCGAGAGCAGATCGTCCGCCGTCTCGCGCGCCTCCGCTTCGGCGTCTACCAAATCGTTTACGAGCGTGTTTAGAGCAGCCAAGGCCTCTGCTGATAGCTGCTCAGCATATAGCGAGGACTTAGAGGTAAATTCACTGGTAGCCGTGAATTGGACCCAGTCAGACCATTCACTATGTCGGCCATCATAGACAGATCTAACCCGGATCACATAATTAACGCCGGGCTGCAAAATGCTGCTCAACCAGACATAAGCAGCCCCTGCGGGAACAGTTTCTGCCTGAACCTCATAACTATAGTCGGGCTGCCCCGTTCCGTCGTCCCTCGCCACCTCGATTTGCGTTTCAGATGGAACCGGATCAGTGCCATAATCAAATTCAAGTTTCAGCCCCGGCCATGTCACATCCCCGGAGTCACCCACCTGCCCGGGGGTTATCGTCACATCTGGATTGGCCAAGGCATCCCGATTGGTGGACGGGAAGGCAGGCGGAACAGACAAGTCCACAGCCGTGGTTTCGTCCCAGACCAGCTCATCGGGGTAGACCTCTGATCCGCGCACCCGGATAGAGCCGTCAATGAAGCGCTCCACCTCTTCCGCCACAAAGGTTTTGCCGGACGGGAACCCGCGAATCACACTTTTCCGCACATACCACTCGCCCGGCTCGATCACGCGCGCAGCGGTCTTGTAGGTTTCTTCGAGATAGAAGATGCGTCGGCTGTCTTCAATCTTGAGCTTGGCGATACGCTGACAGCGTTCCGCGTTGATCTCAAGATCGAGGTTCAGCGTGTCTGTGATCTCGCCATTGTCATCACCAATGTAGGCGGCGATCTGGACGCGCGGATAGTCGTCCTTCTTGTAGTCGTTGGCGGGATTAATAAACCGTCCCTCAATACCATTGAGCATGTCATCGAGACCACCACCCGGATCGGCACGGCTTTCGCTGTCACGCACCATATCATCATCCGTCAGGGTGATGACGGGCGTGCGGACAATCGGGGGCCTGAAGGAAATGCGCCCTCCCTGGTCAATCGCACGGGCCGCCATTTGGTCTGCCAGCCTCTGCAGGTTTTTATCATGGCTTTCAGCAGCGGAAAGAATTCCGTTAACCTCATAACGCTTCTGCGTGCCGCCGCCCTTTAGCGCAACATTCTGATCGCACAGGTCCGCGAGGGCCTTGAATTCAGCGTATGGAACCGCGTCAACAGCCTCCCCGACGCCGAACCACATGACGTCAGAATCAAACGTGACCCTAATCCCGCTGCGATAATGATCCGCCGCGACCATTGCGTTTGTTGAATACTCCCAAGTCGTCGGGTTGCTCCATCGGTGCGAACCTGACCCGCCTGCGGTGCTGTCTTTTCTGCGGTCATAAAGAAGCGCGCCCTCGCCGCTGAAGCGATAGTCGAAGCTTTCCGGGAGGTCGCTATCCCAGAGGTGTTCAATCACCACATAAGCGACACCGCGCAGGCGGTGATCTGCAGTCCATTCAGACGCAGCAGCCTGAAGGTAAGCGTCCGCTGTCTGCCCATGTCCGCCTTGGTGGAAGGTAATCCAGCAGCGCTGCTCGCTATTGCCCTCAAGGTAAACAAGGGTTCGCACACCATGGGTCAGCGCAGAATTGCGCACCTGGTAACCATTTATCCATACCTTGTCCAGCTTGTTGATCTTGTGATCGGCGATAGCGTAAACGCGCTGCATGTACTTGCGCTGTTGCCCATTTGTGAACGCAGCCACAAAGCTGCCGGACGTTACAAATCGGCCAAGTGCCAATTCACGCGGATACGGCTCGTACTCTTCCTGAAGTTCAAGCTGGACTGTGCCAGACTTCTTGAACTTTGTCCGCCACGGCAGCGTAACCCCTTCCAACTGGGCAATCAGGTCAAAGCCCTTGTCTCCGGGGTAGGCAGCATTTTGGCTTGCAGGTGTCCGGGTCTCCATGCGCCGCTCAAGATAGGCCAGAGCGCCGCTTTCAATCTCCATGGTCAGGCGGGCAGCTTGCCCGGCCTTCAGGCTGTCGGACAGGTTACGAAGCCTTCCGCGCTCATCTTCCAGAACCGTGCCGTCATCCGGCACCTGCCCGGAATTCCAGACAATGCGGCGCAAGCGGATTTGTCTCCGCCTCCATGTCTTATCTAGAAGCGCGCCGACAGGATCTGTGTTGTCAGACTGACGAGAGCTGTCAAAGTCCAGTTCGAACTTCTCTGATTTCAGGCCTGCTCTGCGCTTCAGGCGGTCTGGCGGCGTCCAGCGCGTTCCCAGCGGCGTATAGGTATTATCATCAAGCGTGAGGCTGTCGCGGCCATTGCACCAGCGCAGCGTCTCGCTATCCAGCGTGATTTCAAGGAACCAGCGTGAAATACGCGTCATCGCAGCACCTGCTCAGCCTTGAACTGGACATCCCAGCGCTTGAATCCCTCACGCACGCGCGGGGTCTCCGTCAGGCGGAACTCTCCAAGGGCGGCAATCCTGCGGGGTGCAGTGACGCTGGCGTGGGGTGTGACAGGGCGCGGCCACACGGACAAAGTTGCCTGGCCGGACCCGTTATAGGTTGCCTCTGCCAAAACCTGCCCGATCCAGTAGCCATTGTTCAGGGTCCGGTAGGAAATCATGTCTCCGGGATAGGCCTTGCGGCCCACGCTCAGGGCATCGCTGACAGTTACGGTGGAGTTGGCGCTGTCAATGCTGACGATGGAAAGCACGGCATCCGACGTGATTGCCGGGTCGCGCGGGTTCGGACGCATGGACCGCCACATGGTAAACGTGAGATCAGCCAGGCGGCGGCGCGTAAGAAACGTGTCCCACTCATCGAAGTGGGCGCGGTTGATGATGTTGACACCTACCTCGATCATCCAGAACGGATCGCCGATCTCGATGACATCGGCCTCTCCGCTGTTCGAGGTGACTGCCGTCTGATTTTCAATAGGGGTCCAGCGCGCCTCGATGATACCGAGGCACGGTGCCTGTTCGCCTGCGCTCATAATGTCACCTGATGAAGCGGTCGCGCCGGTAGCGCGGGGTGGTTGCGGTCTGCTCGCTGGCGATCACGGATCGAATGGTGTCTTCCTGCTCACGCCGCATCTGATCAATCATGGCCTTGAGGTCAGGAAGGGTGTCCCGATCAACAGGGCCGTTGAAATTGAGCTGAGCGCCAGCGACATTCACCTGCCGGCCGCCTCCGGTGAAGAAGGACGGAGCCACACTGACGGGCTGCGTGATCCGTGCCAGCTGGGCCTCTACATCAACGCCTTGGTTCATCGCGCGAAGCAGGTCTTCATTCTTTCTGGTCGCGTCCGCTGTCATGACACTTTCGCCGCGTGACAGGCGTGCCGGAATACTGTCTGACCGGTGGGACCCAGGCCCCTGAAGGTCGACAACACCATCTTTGAAGCCGGAGATGGCAGAGGCGGCAATGCCGGCAATTGTGGCCAGACCAGTCACCTTGGCAGACGCAATCAGAGGGGCATTCAAAGGCGGTGGGGCGGCGGCGGCGGCCTTGGCCACGGCTAGGTTCATCTGAACGTATGCGCTGGCGAGTGCCGCGGCCTTCTCGGCCAGGAACAGGGCCTTATAGATGCCCTTGTTTTCGCCGGCGAACTTCTTCGCAAGGTCCGCTGCTGCGTCGAATCCACGCTCTGCGGCATCCAGCTGGGCAACTGCTGCCTCCTGCTTGATGGCCGTAATCGCGGCCTCGGCATCAGCATTGATCTCTTTGCGCCGCTCAAGGTATTCGGCTTCACGGTCCAGCTTATCCTGAAACCATTCTTCAAGAAGCTGCAGTTCCTCTTCCTGACGGGCACGAACCTGCTCTATTGCGCTATCAGAATACTCCCCCTTGCCGAGCGCCTTGTCCTCAAGCTCTTGGCGCCGGGCGGCATACTCCTCATCGAGCGCGGCGATAGCCTCATTCTTGCGGGTCTCATCCTCGATTTCCTTATCGATGAGAGCGCGCTTGAGCTGGTATTCGCGTTCGAGCAGGGCGGACGTTCGCCCCAGCATTTCGTCGCGGGCGCGCGTGATCTCCTCAACAAGGTCGCGCTCCTTGTCGGCCTTGGCTTCCTGCTCTGCCAGATACTCGTTGAAGTCATCAAACTCAGCAGCGCGGATCTCGCTGAGCTGTTGCTTATAGGTCTCGTTTGCCTGGCGGCGCAGTTCGTCGGCTTCCGCCTGCCCGACCTTTGCCGCATCGATCGCCGCCAACCGCTCATCACGGATGCGGACGATCTGCTCACGCTCGGTTTCAAACGTGTCGTTATAGGCGGACCTGATTTCATCAAGAGCCTTCTTGGTGCGCTTGTCCAGGCCGTCACCGCCCCGCCCCCCCTCACGCACAGTCGCCTGCGCCTCTTGGCGTGCTGTGGCCTCATCGAGACCCGCCTGAAGAAGGCGAATAGTCTCTTCAGCGATGGCGATCTGCTGTTCAAAGCGAGCTGAGGCCCGGTCGAGCCCTTTCGACTTCGCGTCTTCGAGGGACTCGGAAAGCGCCTTGATGCGCTCCAGTTCCTTCTCAATAAGGCCCGCATTCGTGATCTCGGTGAAGCGCTTGTTCAGCGCCTTTTCTACCGCCTCGACGCCCCCGTCTTGAAACGCCTTGACGATATTGACGCCGCCATCTCCGAAGGCGACTTTGGCGCTTTCCTTGAGCTGGCTTCGGAGATATGAGACCTTCTGCTCTGCGGCAAGGATTTCCCGCCCCAGATCACTGTTGTCGATGCGTGCCTCGGCACCGGCCTGGTCGCCCGTTACGCCAGCAACGGTGCGAACCTCTTCATCACGCCGCTTCCTGAGCCGCTCAAGGGCGGCCTCGCCCTCTTGAATTTGGGCATTGATAGAGTTCAGATCCTGCACAAGGGATGCGGTCGTGACATCACGGATGGCTTCAGCGATCCCCTCGATTGCGCCTTTCAGTCTGTTCATGACCGGAAGCGCAAAATTGGCATCCTTTGATAGATCGGCAAATGAGGTATACTTCTCAGTCTGTTCGAGCGCTGCGTTCATGCCCTCGATTGCCCGCTTGGCGTCGTCAATGACCTCCCGGCCCTCGCGTGCGTCTCTCGCCAGCGCGATGAACGCACCCGCCGCAGCGATAATGGCCAAAGTGGGAAGTGAAGCGGCAAGCAGCGACATTCCACCAGCCAGCGCCTGTGTCGTGACCAGCGCCGCGCCACCGCGCACCGTGAGCAGCTGCAGGCTGGTGCTGAGGGTGCCGAGCAGGGGCAGCACACGCCCGCCAATAGATGCCGCCATCGGAAGCAGAGCCTTGATCGTCAGCGCAATCAGGGCAATGCTGAGGACGTCCGCATTCTCTGCGGCGATCACCAGCAACTGCTGTAGGCCCTCCAGCGCGATGATGAGGCCATCCTCAGCGCCCGCATCACCCAGCGCAAGAACCAGCTCCTCAAGGCGTGACCGGGTGGCCAGCAGCGCACCGTTGAGGTTCTCGTCCATGATTTCCGCAATGCGGCTGGCTGTGCCGCCTGCCTCTTCATAGGCGCCGGTCAGCTCGCGCACTTTGGGGATAGAGGATTGCAGCACCTCGAATGCGGGTCCGCCGCGAAGTCCGAACAGGGTAATGGCGTCTGCGGTCGTGACCCCGGCCTCGGCCAGCCGCTCTAGAGAGTTGGCAAGCGAGCCCGTGGCAGAGAGCGATACGTCCTCCATGGTGAGTCCGTACTTCTTCAGCACCTTCTCGCCCTGGCTGGATTGCTTTTCGAGGCCGATCATGACGCGGCGGAGCCCGGTGCCCGCCATTTCGGCTTGCAGGCCGGCATCTGAAAGTGCGGAGACGGCAGCCGCCGTGTCTTCGACGCCAACGCCAAGGCCCGCAGCGACGGGCGCGGCATATTTCATGGCCTCGCCAAGCTGGCCGACATCCGTGTTGGACGAATTGGCCGCCAGGGCAAGCACATCGACAACGCGAGCTGTCTCCGAGACTTCCAGACGGAATCCCTGCAAGACGTTCGAGGCGATGTCGGCCGCGCGGCCCAGATCCAGATTGCCGGCCTGTGCCAGCTTCAGGGTGCCTTCAATGGAGCCCAGGATTTCGTCGGTCTCGAAACCGGCGCGAGCAAGGAACAGCATGCCCTCTGCGGCCTGAGTGGCGCTGAAACGGGTCGTTGCCCCAAGGGATCGCGCACGCGCCTCAAGCGCTTCAAACTGGCTTTCTGTGGCCTGCGACACAGCCTTGACCGTGGACATGGCCTGCGCAAAGTCCGCAAGCACACGAACGCCCGCCGTGGCACCCGCAACTGTGGCGAGCGCGAGCGCCGAAGAACGAAGCGAGTCCGCCATGGACCGACCAGCCCGGCCAATTGCATTCAGGGATTTCGTCGCCTGCGCTTCCGTGATCCCGGCCTGCTTGCGGACATTCTTCATGCTGCGATCAAAGGTGCGCTCACCCGCCGCAATGTCGCGCTGGTATTTGTCCAGCTTGGCCTGAAGCTCAACGATGACGCGGTCTGCAGTAATGGCCATGTCAGCGCTCTTTCATCTCAAAGAAAAAGCCGCCCCGAAGGGCGGCCTCAGTGTCAGATCTTCACATCCGGCAGATTCATGCCCCGAATGCGGTCTTTCATGGCCTCAAACTCCGCATCCGTAGGCGGATCAGACTGGCCAGCGGGCTTCATCATGCGGCTGTGCTCAGCCACCATTCCCTGCCACTCCCAAAGCGTCAGGTTGCCGATTTCTTTCGGGCTGATGCCTTTTTCGAGGCCGACCGCGTAGGCTGCGGCGAGGTTGAAGTATCCTCCCCCGCCGCCTCGTCCTTTGGGGCGTCGCTTTCCTCCCCAGCCTCATATCCAATGATGCAGGCCGACAGGATCGCGGTTGCGTGGGCATGCCAGATTTCGAGCGGCCAGACATCGCAATACCGCTCGATCAGAGTGCGCGCTTCCTGGGCCTCAAGGCCGCCGCCGATCAAGCCGATACGGACGGTCTCGACCAGATCAACGGCGTGATATTCACTTGTCAGAACGCGCTTCCAGATCGTACCAATGGGGGCTTGGCACTTCTCTTCCAGCTCCGCGATCCGTTTGATCGGGAGCCGGAAGGTATAGTCGGCATCTGCAAAGGTCAGTTCGACCTCACAGCTTCGGTACGGTCCCGGCATTAAGAGTTACCGGGCGTGAAAGTCGGCTTGCCGTTCATTGCGATGGCGACACTGACCTGCCAGCGCTGGCCACGTGAGCCGGTTTCCTCATAGGAGGTCAGGATCGCCGGGGCCTCGAAATAGCCGCCACCTTCGGCAGAGCTGAGGTCACGGAACCAACGGACATTGATCTCGGACTCATTGCCGAACCACCAGTCCTGCCACGTCTGCATGGCGTCGGTATCGAGGACACCAGAGCCCTGCAGGGTCATCTGCTTGGACACGACATCAGAGATCAGCCAGGCCGGAAAGTCCGGGTCTGCACAGTCAGGGATATTTGTCGTGTTGCTCTCGATGTTCACCGTCATGGTCAGTTCGGTGAACCCGCAGGGCGCGGCGAACGTTTCAGAGGAAGCTCCGTCGCCCAGCATAATCATTGCTGCGCCGAACTTCATGGTCTTTGCTTGTGCCATAAATGGGCATCCTTCTATTGGGCTGCGCCGTCTCACGACGGTGCGTCACGGGGTTGCCCACACCCCATGTTTGAATTCATCCACCTGGGCCGGGCGGAGCCTTTATTCAGTGGTGATCACTGAAAACCGTATGATCGCGTGATAGTCCGTGGACTCCCCGCCATCTTCGATGATCTGGGTTCCCTGCCAATCGAGGGAGACGAGTCCGACCCCGCCCTCAAGCGGAAGCATGTCGTCTGAGAGTGCATCCACGATGGTGTCCGCAATCGTGGCGCATGGCCCCTCATCCGGACCGCGCGCAAACACGTGCAGCGTGATATCGCTGTCACTTCCGCCAAGACCTGTTGCCTCATAGGGCCGCGTGTCCGGCGCGCCATACCTGCCGAAAGGCCATTCAGGGCTATCTGGTGTGCGCATTCCGTAAAAGCGCGTGCCAAGCAGGTCTGTGACCGCGCTGGTCGCCAATAGCTTCATGATGATGGCGCGCCGCAGGGGCAGCGTGTGGTCAGTCGGCTTCAGCATCTGTTTCCGCCGTCTCTTCGACTTTGGAGACTTCCGTCAGGAAGACGGACGTGCCTTCATCTGCCTCAAAATCTGTCGCGGGCTCTTCTTTGCGTCCCTCAGGGAAAGCCTTGCCAGCTGCGATCGCACGGTCTGCACACTCGCGTGTGACGTTCATTTTAGTGCCAGCCTTGTAGCTGACTGTGGCGCGTTTGGTGGCGCGAAAATCATAGTCTTCGGTGAATCTGACCCAAACCATAGGGCTATCCTTTCCTGTTGACGCGGTTGACCGTCGCGCGGACGTTGACGGTGTATTCCTTGCGGACCTTCTGTGCCGCCGGGGCCATGTAAGGGCGCTCAGCCATTTTTGATGTGCCGACTTCAAGCGGCACGGCGTAGGGGGCGGCGCTCTCGGCAACCGCTTTGAGCGGGCCTGTAATACGCGCGGTAATCCCGGCAGACAGGACGCCTGTATCGAGATTGGGCGGCTCACCGGGCTTTGAGGGGACATGCCCCTTGCCCTGTATGGAGCCTTGAGAGATCAGAAATTGCGCCACGCCGCGCACGCTATCTGCGGCGATGAATGTGTCTCTTGTCAAAGCGGTGACCAGCTCCCGGCCCCGCATCTTGCGAAGGCGGCGCTTGTGACTCTCGGCGCCCTTAATCCGCATTTTTGACCGGCCTTCCCTGGATTGTCCAAGAGGCTTGCGCCGGGTCCTGATCAATGGCTTGCACGGAATATGTCTGGCTCCGGATGGTGATAACGCTGTCCAGAGTGGGCGTGACAGTGACATCCTTCTGCAGGATGATCAGCTTGACGTCCGTGCTGGGGATGTTGGCCTGGGCCCGCTCATACGCCTTGTACTCCTCGACCATGCCTTTCGCTGCCGACGAGTTTTCAGCGCCCTCTGTCCAGCCGCCCTTGCCGTCAGGGACGAGGCCGGTATTGGAGATGGTCGCATCCAGAAGAAGTGGAGCAAAAACAGAGCCAAACACTTCCTTGAGGTCACCGTCCAGCAAGCCCATGTCAGCCCCCCAGTGCCAAAACGCCAGGATGATTGCGCTGAAGAAGATCGCGGAACCTCTGGCCATATGTGGTGAGAGCGTATGTCGTTGATGTGCTGCTTGAACCGGATTCACGCTCAAGCTCCAGAGAGCCGAGTTTCAGGCGCCGGAACCCCTGCAGCTGTGCGTCTCGCGTGGCCCCAAGGCCATCAAGTGTCAGCTCATGGGCGGCGTGGAGGTGCTCTGCTTCCTGACGGTAGGCCTCTATCCAGCTGTCATCCACGACAAGGCGCGCCCGGTCCAAAGCAGACGTGATGATCGCGTCATCGACATCCACAAAGACCGGAAAGCGCGCCTTGAACGTGGCGGCTGTGGCGGCGGTGTAAGCCATGGCCTATTTTCCAGTGCCGGAGCTTTTCGAGGTAGACGATTTTGCATCGTCCTTGGTGTCAGAGGACGATTTGTCGTCTTTGGCAGGCTTGGACTGCTTGGAGTCCTCGTCTGGTGCCTCGACAATCTCGACACCAGACGCCTTGTGATACTCAATTTGCGCTTTCGTAAGGCCGCCCTCAACATCAACAATTTCGGTCTTTCCGCGCTTCACCTCGTAAGTGCCGCCAAATACCTTGAAGACCTTGCCGCATGACGCGCCATTGGTAATTTCGTACTTCATGATTTCTGTCTCCGGATAGGGAGCGGGGGCTAGTAGCCCCCGCTCATGGTTTCATCAGGTGTTGCCAACGGCCTTGCGCAGCACGTCCGGACGGGCGCACATATACAGCGGATAGCTGTACTGCTCGCCACGGGTCCATGCCTGGCGATCACGGTCAAGCACGTTGATCGCGTAAGTGTTGCGACCCAGCGTGTTGATGTATGGTCCGAACTCTGCCGGGGCCATCGCTTTCTTGAAGACGCCTCGCGCATTGACCGGGAAGAACTTCGCCTCGTTGGGCGCAATTGCGACCGTCGAGTTGTCGTCCGTGCCGCGATAGTTGTGCCACACGATTCCGCCAAAGCGGAACATTCCGAAGGCGCTGTTCTCGCGCAGCTCTGCAGCTGCCGCCCAGTTCAGATAGGTCTTCTCGACATTCGGATGCTTAATCAAGTTGTCGTAGAAGGTATCTCCGGCAAGAGCGTGGACTTCCGTTTGCGGGGTGAAGGCGCCCTTGGAAGACCGCGCCATGCTGCGTGTAAGCGCGTGGCATTTGCCGCGAACATCAGTGGCATCTGTCGTCAAGGCGAAGTCAATGGCTGAAGGCTCAGAGATTCCGAACTCGGTAAAGTAGTTATACAGAACCGAAGTGCCATCAGCGTCCAGCAGCTTGCCTTGCAGGGCGCCGAGGCGGTGAAACTCATGGGTCAGTTCCATGTCGTCAATGACGCGAGCCATGCGGCGCATGTACTCTGCCTGCACCTGCATCAGCTCTGTTTCAGAGCCAAAGGCACGGATGCCCTGCAGTTCTTCCGCATAGAGCGTGAAGCCCTTCGCAAGACGCGTGGTCTGGAACGGCCGCGCAGAGCGGTTATCCTTGACCAGCTCTTCCGGCGGAGCCCCTGTTGGAGATGACGGGATCAGCGCGAGCTGTCCATTGCGCTCATCAATGAAGACTGTGCGGGTACGCACCGGCATGTCCTCAAAGATGCCAAGCTCACCCAGAAGCTGGGGCTTGTAGTCGATTTTTTCCACTGCGCCTGTCAACGAAACCATGTTGAAGGCGGAGCTGTTGAAGATATCCATGGATGCCATGGTAAAAGATCCTTCTATGGGAAGGGCGCGCTTCTCAGCGGGCCAATTTGTGGAGCCAGGCTATGCTAGCGAACGATGATTCCCAGAGACGCAAGCGCAGTGTTCGCCGCAGCCTTGGCTGCGTCATCTGCGCCCGTCGCATAGGTGAGGTGTGCGCCAGTGACTTCGGCGTCACGGATGAACAGAGTGACCTCATGATCAACGGCGGAGCCTGTTTCATTGACAAGCGTCTCGTAAAGTAGCGCCTGGTTCTGCAGATCGCCGGAAGCGAAGCTGAAGTCAGGGTTCACGTACTTTTCTTCGGACGTGTCATAGCCAAGGATGGCGCCCGCAGGAATCGTGCTGTTGGCTGGTACTGTAACCGTGCCTTTTGCGCGGGAGCGGTAGCCATTGGCTTCCGAGACAATGAACTGCGCGTTACGTGCGCCTTCGGTAAGAGCGGCCATGGATTAGGCTCCTTTCTTCATGGGAACGCCAGCGCTATCAAAGACTTTGCCGCCCCAGCCGTCCGGGCTGGATGGGGTAGAGCTTTCGATAGCGTCAGACAGAGGATTGGACTGCTTGGTGTCCGGCGTCAGGTGGTCGAACAGAGCGGAGATATATTCCTCGGACTTGTCCGCGACCTTCTCGTCACCGAGTTTTGCGGCCACCGCCTGCTTCTTGATTTCGGCGTTTTTCACACCATCCGTCTTCAGCTGCGGGGCAATGGTTTTCGCCTTGGCGACGATCTCGGCGCGGTCAGATGCCATCTGGTCGAGCTTGGCGTCGTCAAACTGCTTGGACTTCAGGTCTTCGATTTCAGCATCTTTCTTGCCGAGCTCGGTGTCCTTTGCCTTTGCGTCGGCTAGCGCCTTGTCGAGTTCGGCCTGCTTGGCAGCGAGGGCCTTGTCGGCATCGGCAAGCCATTTCTGGATTACAGGGGCCTGCGCTTCCGGCACATTGACCGGAAGGCCGTCCCTTACGATTTGAGTGGTCTTGTCGGTCATGACCGATTCCTTTCCTTTGTGGTCTTCCACTACGGGGCTGGCGCCCCAGTTATGCGGATCGCCATCGCCGATCCTGCATTCCGAGCCAGCACGGCCGCGACTGACTATGGCAATATGATCAGCCACAATCGCGGTCTGCCGCGCTTGATAAGGGGTACCGTCTGGGGCTACGCCGTCTTCCCAGACGATGTTCGTTGAGTAGCCGACAGAAAGCTCACGCTTGCCGTCTTTCACGGCTTTCACGGCGTCGGCATCTGTAATCTTCAGGCCGATCTTAAGATACTCGCCATCACGGAGAACTTCGTCGCCAGTCGTGCCTTTAGCGAGCCTCGACCAATTCTCCGCATTGACCCCAGAGGCAGGATGGTCGAGCGTGATCGGGATTTTCGAAAAACTCTCCAGCGAGGTCTTGGAGAAGACTTCCGCCTCGTCACGGTAGACGTTCACGCGGTCGAGTTCCGGCCTGCCCATCTCGCTGCCAAGATAAGTCTGCACGCCTGTACGGGCGGTGCGCGCGTTGGCTTCGAGATAGCCGCGATCGTTCACTCGGGCGTCGCCGAGCGTTACACTGTCTGTGATTTTCATTATATTCTCCGTTCAGCGCCGGGAGCGCGCCCGCTTGCCGCCCAGCGGAACCGAAATGATGTCTTCATCCGACCAGCCACGCCGCGATCTATCGGCTATCACGTCCGCAGGTAGACCGCATTTTTCAGCGATATCGCTTACATGATAAGTGCGGCCCGCCAAATTCACGGTTCTCGCATTTCTGGTGTTTCTGGCCTGCTCGCTTCTTGTCGCCCATCTGACATTGCCGGGCTCATAATCACCATCAACGTCGACTCTATCAATGCTGTGATCCTCGGTGCGCCGCGTCCCCGAGATCGGGGCTGCGTCTGTGAACTTGGTTGTCATGTCATCTCCAGTGCTGGTCGATCCAGCGCTCGTCGAGCTCGTGCGGCTTGGAATCGCCGTGAAAATACACCACCCGCGCGTCCCCCAGGCCGTTTTGCTTTACGTGACCCTTGTAGGAGACCACCTGCCCCGGAAAGAGCTGGTCAATCACGGCATGGTCAAAGCGCCGGACCCAGACCATGTCATTCTGGCCACGCCAGTTTGTGCCGATATGTCCGTGGCCCTCCGGCACCAGCGCCACACCGTTGCAGCACTGCGATGGATTGTATGGGTCAAGCGGAAGGGCGAATTTCTCTGCGCTCAGGCAGTAGTTTGCCAGATGGTCGACATTCCCCGTGACGATTGTGTCGAGGCCTACCAGGATCATGGGGCGGCCCAGCGTATAGGGTTCGATACAATGCCCATAGTCAGGCTGGTCGGATGACAGGCGCAGCTGGCTGATGCTCTCGCTGAATGTCCGAAGCCTGTCCGTGAAGCAGATGAAATCAAACGGGGCAGTCAGGTTTCTGGAAAACCCGCGATAGAGGCGCTCCACCCATGTTTCGTTATAGGCCTGAGAGAAGCTGCGGCTGTGTTTGTTGCTGTCCCATAGAAGGGTGCAGACCGCCAGCCTAGCCAAAGCCACGCTCTGCCATGTACTGGCGACTGTCATCAAGTCCGGACCGGGCGAACCGAATGCGTTCCCGGCCCTCGTTTCTGATTGGGATGATGCGGCCGTTTCCGATCCAGACGTGATGGGCCGGAACATTTCCCGTCACCACGGAATTCGCGCCGATCATGGCGCCCTCTCCGATATGAACGCCGGGAAGGATGACCGCGCCCGCCCCGATGCTGGCGCCATCCTCAATGATGACCGCCATGTCGTCGCCGCGATACCGGTCTATGTCAAATCCCGTCTTGTGAGCCCTTGGCCAGCGGTCATTACACAGCGTCACCTGTGGTCCGATGAAGACGTCATCGCCAACCCGAAACCCCGGTCCCATGGCCACATTGTGGCAGATGATTGTGCGGTCACCGATGGTCGAGCCATCCAGGCACGCACCAGTGGCGAGGTTGCAATCCTCCCCAACCACAGCGCCGCGAATGACGGAGGCGAACTGCCAGACCTTCGAGCGCGCACCAATCATTGCCCCTTCCACATGGGCCTTCGGGTGGATGAAGGCGTCTGGATGGATCATACCTCAACCTTTCCTTACCATCACCGGACCGCCTAAGATGGCAGCGACGGATAGCTGATGCGTGGGGACTGGACTGCCCCGTTTTCCGCTCTTGTCGTCGCGGGTGGGGGCTCTCAGGGGCACATAACCCTCATCAAGCCGGGCTGTTACCCATTCAGCGATTTCATTTGGAGTGGGCCTTGGCCGTTCATTTTCGATCTCCAGCATGAGGGGCTGTCTCCGGGGTTGGAAAGCACTTCAACGCTGAGTCTGGCGTGGCGTTGATGACGGTGCACTTGCCCGCCAGTCTCGCGGCCATGCGTTCAAGCGACGGGATGAACTCGCTCTCGTAAAGGTGGGTATGGGTGGGGATCTGATGATCCTCGTGATAGTTGCCGGTCGGGCGCATGTCGAAGCCATGCAGGAAGATGGTGGCAGCGCCGAGCAGATAGGCGAGGTTCAGCGCCATTGCCCCGCCGGATGTGCCAGCCAGCCTGTCATGGCTTTCGCTGAGGTCCCCGAACTTGTCATGACCGATCTCGATGACCGGCCATGGCGCATCGAATTCAGGGCCGTGGAATTGCCGGGCGACCCGGTACTCGCTGCGATTCTGGTCGAGCCTGCTGCGGTTCCATGTCCACCAGCGGCGATCCATGACGAACAGGATGTCAGCATCCGGGAAGAAATCGAGGCCCGCATTATTCACGGCGATGACGGCGTCAAGGCCAAGGTCTGCGGGCTCTAATGTATTCAGGCTGGGGCCGCCGCCAAGAATGTGGACCACCTCACCCTGGAAGAGGTCAGGCGGCAGGTGCATCACTTTCCCTCCAGCGCCGCGTGATAGGTCCGGTGCGCCTTGCGCGCCATGCGTCGATACTTGGCGATTTTGGACATGGCGCCCTCTTTGCCGGCTTCGGCGTTGGCCATGACCGTTTCCCACTTGTGGGTTCTGCGAGCACGGCCCTCTTCATTGTAGATGGCCTCTGCCATGCGATCGATAATCTGATCCATGGAGACCGGTGCAGCTTGTTCCTGCGCGATAAGGGAAGCGAGAGCGTCGACCTTCTCGTCAGATTTGAGTGCCTTGGCGAGCAGGTCTTTTGTGTCCAGTAGTTCCATGTATCACCCAATCTGTTTCAGGGCCGCTGGTGAAATCGTGATGCGCAGGCCGCCGGTTTCATCAATCTCGACAGCACCAAGCGGCTCCGGAGTCCGGGCTTCTGCGCCATCCGTCTGGGGAATATGCCGGATAATATGCGTGGCCATCGCCCTCAAATCGATATGGCCCTCGTACTCAATGGCGTGGCCCGCCTCATCCAGCGGGGCCATGTATCCACTGCTCTCTGTCATCTGGGCGCTCAGGCCTTTTGACAAAAGCGTGGCAAGGTCCTCAAGGGTCATAGCTCGAACACGATCCTTCGCTCATCATATGTGAGCTGCAGATTCCACACGCGACACATCCAGTCGATTTTCGCAAATGAGTATTTGAGCAGTTCCGGCCTCACCAGCTTTCTGTCTTCTGCCGAAACCGACTTCCAATCATCAGTCATAAAGCAGCTCCACAACGATCTTCGTTTCAGTCCCGAACAAAGGATCTGGATCGGTCTTCGTGATATCAATCACCCGGAAGCGGGTTCCAGGCGGAAGCAAGACCTCGCTCTCGCCCGCAAACTCTGAGATCGGGTTTAGGCTCCGCCCGTATCTGATTCCGCGATACTCGATGATTGCAGTATTGGCATTCCAGCCAGCCTGTTCCAAGCCAAAGAAATCTGAAATCGACCGTGACATGGATGTTGCCTCGAACGCATCCAGTTCAATAATGCTGCCCTTCTTCCATGATCGGCCAACATAGTTTGCGCTTTCGAGGCCACGATAGGTGGCCGCGACTGGTTGTCCAGATGCGTTCCATTTTGCGAGGGCGCTTTGCAGTTGCTCCTTGAATTCAAGAACTGCCGGGGACGGACGTCCGCTACGAATCCCGCGCTGCAGAATATCATTACCCGTCTTGGTCCAGAAGTTCAGGGCAACAGCGTCTTCAAAATCAATCTCGTCTTTGACTTTCGCCCACTTCTTCAGGACGCGGTTGACTGCGGCGGCAGACCTGCTCTCAATCATTGCCAGGCTGGATTCTGGCATTCCCTCAAAAAGAACTCCGCGAACCATGCCGACCGAGCTGCGAACCCTGCTTTCGCTGACGCCGAACTTGGGGGCCATTTCTGCAATGCGCGCGCTCAGCTTGTCTCCAAACTTCTTGGGAAGCGTTGGAGCAACCCGTAGCACCGGAGGAATATCAAGCCGGTTGAGTACAGCAATCTGCAGGAATTTCGGCCTATGGAATGACAAGGCCGTCTTGGTCAGCTTGCCTGTTGATATTATCTCGGCAGCGATCCCAACCTTTCGCTCCGGCGACAACTTGTTCTCCACAAAGGTGCTGGAAAGTCGCTCATCCAGATCCTTTGGCGAAAGTCCCACATATGGGTTTTCTGCAACGGCCTCGACTTCCTGCACGTCAATGATTGGCATCGCCACGCACGCGCAGAAAATTTTCATCCCGGGTTGATCCCCCGCAGGCTTGCCCAGCTCGTACACCTTGTCGTTCCGGGCCTTGTGCTCCTTGCGGTAATTGACCTTTCCGGAGTGTCGCCACTTGTACTTCTTGAGGCCTGCCTCGCCCATGCGAAGGCGGGTGAGTTCACCATTCAGCTTCTGGGCCTGATCAACAGCGATCCGGTTGGCGCGGCGGCGCTGGATGCCCAGGCGCTCAGCAATCTGTTTGCCCATTTCCTTGCGGGGCGTCTGCTCCGTGAGCCCGCGCCAGATGGCCTGCTCTATATCCTTGCGGGCCGTGGCATCGATATCCTTGATCAGCCCGCTGATCTGCTTCTGGAAGATATTGACCTTTGGAAGGCTCTCAGTGCGGTTGATGAACGGGAACACGTCGACGCCCGCTCCGGCCCTGATGGAGTCGGCCCAGCGCTTTTCATGCCATTTCGTAGCGGTCTTCAGCCAATCCTCGACCTCGGCGCTGACCTGTATCGTGCGGCCCTCAACCAGTGCCTCTGAAATTTTGATGATCTGCTCTATGTCATCGGACTCATCGTCCTGCGTCAGCGATGATAGGGCTCTGCCATATGCGGGCAGGATGCGCTCTCTGACCTCTTGCTCCCAAGCCTGCACGGGCCTGACGCAGAGCCCATAGAGCGAGCGCTTGAGCGCGCCGGTGATCTCGATGGGCCGCAGCGTCACATTGCGGCGAAGACCAGCCTGACGGGCAAGCTGGCGGAGATCATAGGTCACCCTTTTCCCTTCTCCCAGTCTTCAACGACCTCTTCGAACACCTCAGGGCCGAGTTCGATCTTGCCTGAAAATGGCTTGATCTGGCTGAGATCGACGTCATCGGCGCCCTCATAGGTAATCGTGATGTGTGGCTGGTAATCGTCCCAATCCCAGCTCGCGCCGGTACTTCTCCGGATATCCTCGTGCCGCCAGACGAGGTCATTGCTGGCAAAGTGAAGGACAACCGCACCTTTCGGGCCCAGAGGCTCCACAATACGGGGTCCGCCCGGCTTGATGGTCAGGTTCCCGTCTTCATCGCTCGCCCAAGTTGTGCCCGCCTTAATCCAGTCGACAGGTTTGCGGCTGAAGGCGATGGTGACATGCATGTCACTGGCCTTAAGGGTGGACTTGAACCCATTGCGCTTAGCCCACGCCACAAGTGCTTTTGCGTTGAGAACCTTTCGATAAACATACAGCGTGTGCGGCGCAGCGTCCTGGACGGGCTCGCCGGTTTCCGGGTCAATCTCCGGCTCCGGGTTCTGCTCAGGATCGTTCGGGTCGCCCGCTGAAGGGTCAAACCCCTCTGTGGTAGAGCCGAACTCTTCAATTGCGTTCTCGATGCCCGGATACTGCCCGGACTCGATCATGGCGTTTTCAAGCGCCTTGGCGAGCACGCCGTCATTGATCAATCCAGTCGCCGCGATCTTGCCAAACGTGTTCGCGCGCTTCTCTTCGATCTCCGCCAGTTCCTTGGCGTCCTTCTGGAACAATGGGGCCCACGCATAGTGGATGGACTTGTCACGTTCGCCCGTAGCAGACCGGATCAGCACTTCATCCAGCGGGGCAAGCGTTGGTGTAAGGGTCAGCTCCTGGTCAGCTCCCAGGCGGTCATAGTAGTTCTTGAGGTCGCTCTCGCCTGTGGCGTTCATGCCGGCAGGAGACTGACTGAGGAACCGGGTCGCAGGAACGTCAGCCGCTCCGCAGACGATCACCATGTATTGCTGCAGCACTTCCGGAAGCTGGGCAAAGCTCAGCTGCTTCTGGTCATATTCGTCCTTGCCGTCGAGAATAAGGGCGTTCGTGATCGACTTGATCGTCATGGCGTCCGTAAAACGGTCAGCCAGGCGCAGGGATGTTTCCTTTGAGGCGAGCCATCTTTCGGCAAGTTCCGGAATCCGCACCACGTCAACCTTCGCCTCTTCGAGCAGCTGGGCGATGACACTGGATGACCGGGCCGCGTTTGCGACAGCGTCCCTGATACTCTGCAGCACACTGTCACCCCATGGTGTCTGGCGGCGCGTGCGAGAGCTGACAGGGTTGCCACGAAACACGACCACACGTGACGGGTGGATGTTAAGCTGAAACGCTGACTCCGTGTTCAGCGTCCAGTAGACGGGTTGGCCGTACCATTCGTCTTCCGGATTTAGCCGCATTTCAGAGGGCGTCAGCTCATAGCGGGTGCAGGCGTGCACATAGGAAAGATCGCCCTTTGAGATTGCGTCGAGATTGAGAGGCTCTGATGGATTGTCGCCCTTCAGGCCAATGACGAGCGCTCCGCCGCCATACTGCCGCCCGAAGATCAAGGCTTCCTTGACCTTGCCCTTCAGGTTCAGCCGCTTCTCTTCCTCTTCAATTGCCTCGATCTGGTCATTGCTGGCCTGCCAGTTTCGCCATGCCCGGATACTGTCAAATGCCGGGATATCGACCGCTTTGGCAGCCATCCAGTTGCCGCGATACATGGCGTCAATTTCGGCCTCGTCCATCTCGGTGAAGACGAAGGTGTTTGTGGCGGACTTGTCTCTCGCCGTGCCCAGTCCACTGATGACGTTTTGCTGGCTGTCATATGTCCGGGTCACATCACTCATCAGAAATTATCCCAGTCATAGCCGGTCTTGGCGATGTTGATATTGTCAGCGGCGATGACCGCATCAGCGAGGTTGTGCGACTTGACGCCGAGGTCTTTCTTCAGCTTCAGCTTTGGTACCACGCGCTTCTTGCCCTCGCTCTCAACCCACCAGGGTACACAGAGCTCCGTGAACAGCGCGTCCAGTTTGCGCTCGCCCATTTCGGAAGAGAAAGACAGCACATCCTCTGGCTTGATGGACTGGCCACGTGTGACCGCGTTGAACGTCAGCATGGCGCGCCGGGCCGTGTTCGCCCAAGCCTGCGCTTTCAGGTTCAGGTACTCGTCTTTGTTGAGCGGGCTGTTGTCGTTCAAGGCGTCGCTGGGCTGATCCGGGTCCATGACGCCGCCGCCAGCATGAAAGGCGTAGTGCTCGACACTCGCGCCCTCTGCCTGGTTAAGCTCATCGACATACCCGCCGATAAACGAACCGATGCCGACTGTGTCGTAGGAGACCGTCGCATTGATCAGCCTCGCCTTTGCCCAGACCTTTCGGGTGTTCTGAACCAGCTCGTCCTTGTCTGTCTGCCAGTCGTCAGAGTCCGTGAAGACGCCGTCAACCTTGCTGGCCGTAGCCGCCTTGTCTTCCCCGCCATCTGCAGGGTCAAAGCCGACCACGTTCCGGCCTGTCAGCTCCAGATTGAGCACCTTGTGAGCATCAACGCAGGCGTCCAGCCAGCGGCGCTTGAATATCGAGAGCTCACTGTCTCCGAGCGGAACGCCGCCATAGACGTGCTCGAACATCTCCGGGTCGCGCTCTTGCATCGCTGCGATGTCACGCAAGGCCTTCTTGGAAAGGAACGGGTTTTCCGTATAGTCGATCTTCCGGACCACCGTGTGAGGCGGCGGGTTCACCACGAAGTTCTTCCAGACGTAATCGGTGACGAGTTTCGGGTTGAACAGCAGGATGACCAGACTGCCTTCCTTACGGATCGTCGGCCCGATCACCATCCACTGGTCTTCAGTGAGCTTTTCCGCTTCCTCGATCCAGAGGATGTCCACATCGGACATGCCCTTGATCTCTTCGAGGTTCCGTTCGATGCCGTAGAACAGGAACTCAGATCCGGTTGCCCGGTGAATGATTGTGGTCTTCTGGACCTCGAACTCATCCTTCAAGCCAAGGTGCCCAATAGCCCATTTCAGCTCTGTGTAGACTGAGTCCTGAATGCGGTTCTGGAAGCGCCGGATGCAGAGCACCCTCATCTTCACACGAACATGGTTGACCAGGCGGACCAGCTGACAGGCCGTGTCCCGCGTTTTTGAGCTGGAACGACCGCCATGCAAAACAGCCGTATCAATACCGCCCAGAAAGACTTCCTCCCAGAAATCCCACAGGTTCGGGTTGGTAAGGTAGGTGCTGCCTTTTAGCTGTTCTCGCCCTCTGTCTGATCCTCCTGCCTCAGAACGTCTCGCCATGTGCGGTTCTCTGTATGGATGGGGCCGCCATCCTTACCGGAGTGCTCGTGTAGGCGGCGGTTAGTGTAGCTCTCGCCCATTTCCTTGGCGGCCTGCTCCAGAAGTGATGCAGCAAGGACCATGTTACCCATGCTTTCAGCCTTGTCGGCCATGCGCTGGATGGCCCGCAGTCTTACAGAGCGGTGGCTGATCCCGATCTCCGCAGTGTCCTCCAGAAAAGCCTTCCGTGTCTGTTGGAAAAGCTCCTTCCACTTCTTAGCTGTGGATTGTCCGGCCTTCTTTGTTGGATCATGGCTTTCGACAAGTTGGCGGCTGATATCCTTGCCGAACTCATCCTTGACCGCCTTGGCGACAGTCAGGGGGCTGTCAAAGCAGGCCAGCTGCTGGACGATAAAGGCCTTTTCGGAGTCGGTTAACTTCTGCTCTGCCATTGATTCAGTCTATACCTCGTCTAAGCCTCATGCGGCGCGAGGGAGGCAAACACCACATGCGCGCGCGATACTGGCCTCGCCGATCTCCGGCCCCTGCCTTGCGGCTTGTATGAACGCATCAGCATGAGCTGCCTCAGCACCGTATCGCCGAACGATTGAGGTAAACTCCTCTATGTCGTGGCCTCTCATGGCCCATATTGGAAGGCCGGTGGTCCTGCTGAATTTGGGCTGCCCATACTCGTCTGTTGCTTGAGCACAGTGCATAAGCTCGTGATCAACAAGAGCGCAAAACTCGATGTCACTGCAGGTCGCGGCATACCCCGCATCAAAGGTCAGGATGAAGTCGGGGATATTGCCGAACCATTGCTCGACTTGTTGTCGTGCACGGGCTTTAGCCCACTTGCCCATTGCCATCGGATCGCCAGGTTCGGCTTGGGCAAGAATGACGCGGCCATTCTTGGAATTAGGAACATTGGTCCAGAGGGCGCCGATAATTGCGTGCTCAAGATGGGCATGCTCCGGATTATGAAGCGAGGCGCCCTCATTGATTAAGGTCTGCCTCGCCCAGTCAATAATCTCGGGGGCTGGGGTGAATGTTCCGATATTCTCGATATCGAATAGCGTTTCTGGTGGTTTAGGTCTTTGGGTCATAGTGATCACCGCCCGGCGTCTCAGATGCTCAGGGCCTCTATCAAGGGAGGAAAGGTGAGGGCCGGCTTCAGGGCCGGGCGGTGAAGGGGGTTAGATCTCGGTGTCAAAGCACGACTGGTGGATGCAGTTCACAATGCGGGCCATGTTGCGCTCGGCTTCCGCTTTCATGTGGGGCTGCGGGGGATCGCCGTATTTCAGGTAGTGGCGCTCCAGGTCATGGATGGCGGCCTCCATCGAGGCTTGGTCAATGCGGAGGTGAACCAAGAGGGGGCGGTCACTAGCCATCAGTCGAGCATTCCCTCTACCAAGCAATGACTGCACATGGATATCCCCTGAAATAGATAGCCCCGGCGTACCCGTGTTTGAGACGGGAAGAGGCCGGGGCCGAATGCTCCGCGAGTGGCAGAGACCCGGCAGCACGCTGCGCGGGGGGTGGCTTCCTGCGGGCCGGGCTGGTTACCGGCTAGAGATGATTTTCTTGAGCAGTGGCCGCTCATTCCCCGTGATGCACCAACCAGACTTCAAATTCTGGATACGGACACACGACAGGGGCGATAGTCGTCACTCACCTACTCTCAAGCCGACGCCGCTTGCCCCGTTTTTCTGGTGGGGTGTCGCCACGTCATCTCGTCACAGGTTCTCGACTGCGTGTCTATCCACGCCGCCGCAGGAATCAGAAGCGCCCGCAGGGGTGACCTACGGGCGCAACTTTCGATTCTGAATTTCGAGGACACTTATGGGGCGAGTTATTTCGCGTGTCAAGCGATCCCATCAAGATGCTGTGGATTACTTGCGGCTTCCTGGGCGCATCTTGTGCCGGATAGGGTACAGCCTACGAAGGCGGTTGAAGTCTCGGATCACATATTCTGGCGATGAAATCTGGAAGCAAACAGAGGTGTTTTCCTTTGCGCTATAGCTGTAAACTGTCCCCTTGGATTTAAACCCTTCCATCACAGCCTCCACTTGATGTGAGATCTGAAGGCGTGGAAATATGCGGGCTCCAAGCAATCATATCGCCAGTACTGCTTGTTCCGGCTCCATGTGCGACAGACGGCAAGACCATCCACAATGGCGCGGACATGCCAAAGGCGATTATGTGGGTTTCCGTCCCCATAGTACACGTCAAAGCTGCGGCCTGGTTGGCATTCGTCAGGTAGCGACATCACAGCCTCCACATCCTGATCAGTGCATCCAAGCCAATCCTCAGCTTGGTCACCTGATGCGTCTTTGGGGGCTGGTTATCGATGCACACGGCCTCCATGATGCGCTTAACATCAGCGCCGCAGTCATGAACGCACAGCCACGCCTTGCGCCACCGGAAGGCGGCCAGACCATCATCGGCGCCATCTCCAATCGTTTGGCCATTGTCGATCCACTCGGAAAGACTTGGAGTAACCGGGTCCGGGCTGATGCCTATCGAACGCTGAAGGGCGAGCTTGGCCATGGCGTAGCGCCTGCCTGCCTCGGCCTGCTTTGATGTGATCAGGCGGCGTGACGGGGCCGCAAGAACATCAAGGATGCACTCAAGCTCCCCCTGCGCATCATGAGAGCCGAGCAGTATTTCGCGGCGTTTCCGGATTTCCGGCGTAGGCCTGGTATCCTGAAGCGGCGTACGTGCACGCTTGGCAACGCGGCCGCTTGGCTCTCTGGCCACAGCCTGCCTGCGTTTTCGTCCGGCACGGCTTTTCAGTCGCTTTGCCATTACTTCACCCTCGCAACCGGCAGGCCATTGATCATGTCTGAACGAACCATCACGAGGGCCTGCCCGCCCTTGTTGCTGAAACCGGCGTCTTCAATCCGGGTCGTGACCTCGTAATTTCGCGCATTCCAGAAGGCCCGTATCTTGAAGGCAAGACGCTCCTCACGCTGGATCATGGCCTTGCGGCTTCTCACATCCACAGGGGCTGGCTTCTTCATGACATGGCCTTCTTCATGCTGACGGGTGCACGCTTCAAGGTCGATTCAGAGAGGGGGGATATGCTTTTGGCCAGATGACCGGCGCAATATGACGCCCCCTCCGCTTGCCTCAGGCCACAGAACAGGTGCGTGCCATCGGTGCGCTCATCCACCGGCCATCGGCATTGGTTCCGGGTCAGCTCCGTGATCTCTACCAGCAGCATGTCGGCAGCGATTGGCTCGGGAGCCGGCTTTTGTGGTTTTGGGGCCGGTGGCAAGGACTGGGCCGCTTTCGGGCGCTGGCGGTTGGTTTGTCGCGGCTTGCGGGGCGGTTTCACCCGAACGGGGCGTGTGGGCGTCTTCGCGCGGCCAGACAGGCCGAGACGATGAACCCTCCCCAGGACGGAGTTCCGGCTACGGTTGGTCCCGAACTCCCGATTGATTGATGCCATCACATCCAGCGCACGCTTTCCTGCGATCCACTCGTTTTTGAGAAGCCGGTCCTCGGCTGGCGTCCAGGCGCTCATGATGCCCCTCCATCGGTACCAAGATCTAGGGTAATTCGATCAGGGGCGTTCACGGTGTACTGAACATTTCTGTACGGGAATTTTTCTCTAAAGTCTGGGTGTCGCACTCTAACATAGAGTGCATAGGTCTTGAGCTTGGTTTCTCTGCGCAGCTTCAGCTTGGCGCTTCTGTCTGTCTCGATGCGAAGCTTACCTACGTGCTCTCCCTCACCAAAGAATACGCGAACGGCAGACCCCTCTGTCAGTATTTCTGCTTTCTCAAGGACGTCTGGATAAATCCTGATGACAATGATGGGTTTGTGCTGGGATTTAGAATTCTTTTCACAGCTGACCCACACGCCATATCGCTCATGATGTTGGCTAGTTGCGGGCTCGTACTCTCTCCAGCTCATTTCCCGACCACCTCCAAAGCTTTGACGTCATCCGCCATCTTGCGGAATATGGTCTTGGATTGCTGGATAGAGTCCTCGTTGCGCTCTAGGCGCTGAAAACGGGTGCTATCCCATAGATCGACTGGGCCGTCGCTTAGACCCTTGCAGTCCCAATGCTTCTTGAGCGCCTCGTTGGGAACACCAACGCCGAGCAAATCCCTGTTCGCTGTGTACCCAAGCGGGAAGCCGAACCCAGCCGGGTAGAAAGCCTTGACGGTGTAAACCGCCCCCTTCTTCACATTGCATGGGCAGCCAGTGTCCGGACTGTCATCAATGCAGATAACAAGTTCCCCAAGCTTAAACATCAGCAGTCTCCTTTGCTGGCTGTGTGTTGAGGTCATAGGCCTGAACCCATGGGCATGCCTTCAGAGCGGCCGCCTCTTTCGCCTCGAAAGCGTCCCGCATTTCCTGAGTTGTCGCCTTGGGGCGCGTGCCGTAAGCCTCATGCGAATGCTTCTGTGCCCCGTAGATCAGGGTTGAGTGATCACGGCGAACGAGACGGGCGGCTGACGGCCAGCTCATGCCCCGGACAACGCACAGATAGTGATAGGCGACAGCGCGCTTGTCTGTGAGGCGCTTCAGCTTTGACGTTGAACGCAGGTCTTCCAGAGAGATGTCTGCTACACGGCAGGCCTCTGCGAGTTTGGGTGAAAGCGTCATGAGCGGGCCTCCTGTATCCGTGCGCTGACGCGGCTTATGATCTGAGGTCGGATGCCGGAGAGCGAGGCAATCTCGTCCTCCAGTTCCTTCCAGTGGGGAAACCAGCTACTCTTGCTGGGCCACTCGGCCAGAACGTGCCGCACAATATCGCCGGGAAATTTGGACAGATCGTCAGCATAAACCTTCAGCTTCAACTCGCTGGACATATCGTCCTGCTTTGCGTGCCCGGTCTTCACTGCACAGATCGTTAGCCACTCGATAATCTTGCTCTTTGGTGCGGGTGCAGACAGTCCCTTGAGCACGCCATTTACGCGGTCAACATCAACCTGATCAGCCAGCTTCACGGTCAGGTCCATGATGGGCTCCCACCCGCCCTTCTTCGGAAACCTGCTCCCCGTAACCTCGTGTTTCACGGATACTCCGCAGGCCTGCAGCGACGAGACCGCCGCCGCGAGATTGTCCTGCGGGCTGCGGGCGAGAAGCCGATCTGGCTGCACGCTCAGTGCGCCATTTGATCGTGTTTCGGACCCAGGTTCGCCACGCTGCTGACCAGTCTCGCTTGGTAGAACCCTTGCCAGTGGCCGAAACCCAGTGGTCCCGGAATTGTTCGTGCTCATGGTTGATTTCCTCACGGCTGAGGCCCTGCTCTGCGGCAAAGGCGTAGTCTTTCGTGGTGGGTGACCAGTTTTCAGGGATGCGCGCTCCGCGTGCTGACCCTCTCGGGACGGATTTCCGTTTCGGTTGGTCTGGCTCCGGGGGTGGTTGCGCGCTCTGCGCGCCAACAATATTGGTGTTAAGAACGGTGTTAGAGAACGGTGTTCCTAATGGATTTGCCGTGTGAGCAAACGTGATTTGCTCTGGTGGCAATTCTGATTTGCTGTCTTGGCAATTCACATGTTTTGCCGTGTCAGCAAAACACTCATTCTCATCAGGCATCGGAAGGCTCTCATCAAGCTCCCTATCCATCAAAACCTGATAGACATTCGCCTTCATTTTTCCGATGCGTTTTTTGTTGACCCATCCCCACTTGCAGAGGTCGGAAAGCGAGCTTGATACGCGCGCGTTATTTGTACGCGCCCTTTCGGCAATCTTGTCCTGTCCGACCCGGCACCACCCGTCCTTGTCGGCAAAGCTGCACAGGGACGTAAGAACACGAATGTGCATCGCCTCAAGGCGAGGGTCATCCAAAGCAGCGGTTGGGACGGCTGCGAACCTGCTCATACCCTCACCTCGCGTCCCTGATGCCCGCCCAGCCCCGCCGCGTTCAGCCGCTTTGTCAGCTCAAACTGCAGGTCAAAGTGGCGGTTACACACATGGCGGAAATCGTCCGTGTTGTTCCACGTCCATGATCTTACGACCTTGGTGGCCGGGGTGGTGATGTCGTGGAAAGCGCAGTCTTCACAGGTCATCGAATTTCCCCGCTTCAAAGCCCCAGGTATCCCAACCCTCCCGAGACTGCCTGCTGAACAGTTCAAGCCGACGGGCATTGGGCACCAGCGCCTCAGCCGCAGCGAAAGCCTCGTCGGGCTTGCGTGAATGCTCTCGCGCCTCTGCCATAATTACGGAGCGGACATTCTTCGCGGTTTGAGGATTACCATTCGTGGCGATCAGGAAGGGCTCATTGGCGCTGCGCAAGCGATAGCCGGTTCCGAAGGCGAGCTTGCCCTTGGCCGTGGTCTTGACCCATGTGCCGGCCGTGACGAACCGAAAGCCCCAGGCAGCGATGACTTCGAACGCCTGCGGTAGCATTGGATTCGTGGCCCACAGCCATAATAGGGAATCACCGGCGGCGAGTTCACCCACCGGAAGTGCCTTGATCTGGTCGAGAGGCATGCAGTCGTATTGCGCCTGCGCAGCCTTACCATGGCCCTTGTCTGAATATGTCTCAAACGTCCATGGCGGATCCGCAACGATCAGATCATACGAAAACGGACGAAGCCCGCTGAAAACAGACGCCGGGTTGGAATCCTTGACCGCAATATAAGCACCGTCATCGAGCGACTGAGGGACGCCCTCAGGTGCCGGGGGCACGGATTTGACCTCTTGGGCCGTGCTTGCACTCACGGCTTTCGAGGCAGGATTCCCATTGACCAGTCTGTTGCCCGGCTCAGTGGTTGGGAGGATTGCCCCCGGATTATGTTTGGTGGTGGCGGTCATGACGGCAGATCCATCAGCGCCTTACGAACATGTGCTGCGTCCACATCCAGCTTGCTGGAGAGGTAGTCGCTGAGGGCGAGGATGTTCTCGGAACGGCTCAGTTTCGGCAGCTGGTCAGGGGTTCTCAGGACAGTGATTTCACGTGCCCTGCCCCCCGCTCGCCGTATGTATCCTCGCTCTTCAAGGGAGATGAGCACCCGGTGAACGCCGCTATTTGAGTTCACGCCCGTGGACCCACGCATTTCCATAAAGCTGGGGGACACGCCCCCATGTCTGGCCTGATAGTCGATGATGAATTGGAGAACCTGCTTCTGCTTGGAGGTCATCTCGCCACCTCGCCTGCAACCGTCCGGCCCAGCATGAAGCAGGCCCACACCATCAACGCGATCAGGCCCCAGCTCAGGGCCGCGCCGGGAATGATCGTCAGGGGTTCCCAGCGCTTTGCAGCAGCCGGATTAACCATGCTGCGCCAGATGCGCGTGCTCCGGAGACGGATCAGGGCTCTGAGCCACCAGACCTGCAGGGACAGGCTCCCCGCCTGCCAGCTGCGCTTTAAGGCGCGCAACCTCGTTCGTGTGCTCACTGATTTTCCTCCGCAGGCGCTCTTCATGTTCCTCGACCTCCGGCGAAAACAGCGCCAGAAGTCCGTCGCGGCCCATATCCGCGATGATTTTCAGCAGGGCCGCCCCACGCGGCTCCCTGCCCTCGGTTACCCACCCATTGGCCGTTCGAAGGTCGACCCCGGTCAGGGATGCCAGTTTCTTCGCGGCGTTCGGCCCATATCGCTGGCGCAGGAGCTTCCGAACCCGCTCGCCCAGTGACAATTTTTGGTAATCTTCTGCATTGTGTTGCATGGCTCATTCGCTCCATATCCGTTTCGGAAAGGAGGCTTTGCGCAATAGATGCAACACAACAGACCGGAAGAACTGAGAAACGAGGTTGACCACTTGCTGGCGGCGGCCTCGTTTCTCATCGTCAGCGCACGGCGCAAGATCGACCTTGCCGAGCAGATGGAAAGATTGAGCAGGGCGGACAGGCTGGGTGGGGGACGCAATGCCCGCCCTGCTCCGGCGCGCAGCATAAGGGGGGACGGATGCTGAGGCCGTTTTCGACGTTGCGCACGAAGCGCACGAACAATGGATGCGGTCGGCCGGAGTCATTGGGCTGGCTCCGGTCTGACGCGCGCGCTTTGTGCCGCTCGCGCCTCCTTCGACCGGAGGGCCTTCTCCTTCGCGCGGTTGGCGGCGATTTGGGCAAGCCCGGCGAAATCAAGATCGATCCCGCGTGCCGATGCGGCCTCCACGAGAGCGCCCCAGTGCTTGGGCGGAATACTGCAGCGAAGAAGCCAGCTGGAAACCGTCGGGTATTTCTCGCCCGTGATTTCAGCGATCTCGCTGTTCCCACCAAATGCCTGGAAGATGTCTTTCACAAAACGCATAATACCGCTATGCGTTATGCATTCTGCAAAGTCAATGCCTAATGCATAATACAACGCGCTACTGATTAGGTATGACTGATTCCGCAATAGCAGCACGATTGAGAGAAGCCCGCATCAATGCGGGGTACGAAACCGTAATGGAGGCATGCGAAGCATTTGGGTTCAAATATGCCACATATGCAGGCCACGAGAATGGATCGAGGGGAGTCAAAGCCGACTCTCTCAAGCGCTACGCCACGGCGTTTCGGGTGCCAATTGAATGGTTGCTGACGGGTGCGCAGACCGCTTTGAAGCCATCGCATCGGGAAGCTATTACCACCATTCCGATCTACGACATTAGAGCCAGTGCGGGCCCTGGCGCGATGGCTGAAGACGGCGAACCAATTGGATACCAGCCTTATAGGCAACAGGAGCTTGGCAGAATTACGCGAACAGCAGAGGAGAATTTGGCCGTGATTCGTGTTGCTGGTGACAGCATGGAGCCAACGCTAGCAAATGCCGATCAAGTTCTTGTCGATAGATCTATTCGCAAGGTCGGCCGCGACGGCATCTACATTATCGCTTTAGAAGATGATTTGCTTGTGAAGCGGTGCCAAGTCGATCTGCAGACGCGGCATATTATCGTGAAGTCCGACAATTCCGCTTATGAAACAATGACGGTGACCGATGCCGAGCGTATGGAAGTTCTAGGGCGGGTGATTTGGATTGGGAGGGTCTTGGGATGAGGGTTTTACCCCCTGCAGCGCTATTAATATCGCTCAGCTGTTTTCACTTGAGCGCATTTGCCGAACCTGAAGGCTGGCTTTACGGGGAAGAAAGAGAGCACTCTCCAGGCAGTTACTCCACGCACTGGGGGGAGGTAGAGGGTTGGCACCTTTGGCAGATTGAAATCGCATCAGGACGCGTCTGCAACGCGATAAAGTCTGATGACCCTGGCGAAATACCTACCCCTGCGCTCTACGGGATTTTTGATAATCCCGCTCCCTACGTTTCAATATTGAAAGTCAGGTCCAGAACAATTTCCAACGTGTATACCTCTGGCGATCCCTCAGCAGCTAAGGAGTATCGCGCCTCTGGGGCAAGGTTCTTCGAGCAATACAATTTCCGTTCAGCCAACTGGGTAAATTATGACGGCGCAAAAGTTGAATTTCACTTGGCGGGCCAACGCATGTCTTTATTGGGTGCCAAGCCGTTCGATGAAACCTTTGTTATCGATATGACTGGCGCAAGAAAGGCTTCTAATTGGGTGGAGCAATGCATGGCGTCTGAGCCATCTGAAGCCCAATAACCCAAGCTCCCTGACGATTCTGAATTCGCAAATCGCGCAAGGCGAATAGCTTTCACAAAAGCGAATATTATGCGTTTTGCAGAATTATCTGTTGACTACGCATAATGCATAATGCATTGTTTCCTCATCGAAGAGGAAACAAGACATGCTGACCAACACCCCAGACTGCAGGATGGCTGAAGTGCGCGAACGTGAGGCCCGCGATAAAGCGGCGCAGCGTTCCTACGATCATGGCCGCCGCATTGGCCGGGCCATTGAGATGGCGCTCGCCAGCATGGAGCAGGACTTTGATTTCCCCATCATGTGGCGCGAGGTCGAATATCTCGAAGAGAGCTTCACCGAAGCATTTTACGAACGCCTTGCGGAGGCCCTCGAAGGCGAAAGGCTGGACACCTTCCAGTATCACGCCGGACTGCGTGACGGGTCTGCCCGCTTCTCCGCCCTTGAAGACGACGCCAAGCGGGCGCGCGGAGCCGCAGCATGACCAACATCATCGACTACGCCGCCAAGCGCCGCGCCCGTGAGGAGCAGCAGCGTGCCACAAAGGCCCGCACTCAGCTGCGTCTGGTGGCATCTGCCGTGGCCGCCAGCATCTCTGAGGGCCTTCCCGGTGCAGATGAAGCCCGCGCCATTTGTGACCGCGCTCTGGGCGAGGAAAATCACCTCACGGAAGATGCGATATTCGATATTATCAAGGGAGGCTCCAATGTTTGACCTCTTCCACCACACAGCCACCCGCGACCGGATCAATGATCCTGTCACCCGTGCAGCCCACGAGGGTAATGAAGCGGCAGAACGCCTCCGCTGGGCAAAGCAGTCGCTTGAATTCCAGCGCGTCCACCGTGACCAGCTGGAACTGGCCCGAGAGCGTGGTGCTCCGGTCTCTGATGAGGATTTGGAACTCGCCCGATTCTTCCATGCACGGCTGGATGGGCAGTATCGCGCAGCAGTGGCTGCAGAACTTTACGCAATCGATTTGGAAAGGGCCGCGTGATGGCTGACATTGAACTAACATCAGAAATGATCCGTGCCGCGCTTGAGCACAAACGGATGCGGGAGAAAGAGATTGAAGCGGCGATGCGTGACTGCCGCCCCAATGCATATGTCAGCGTCTTCTCGGCGCTCAACCATGATGGTGACATCTACATTCACTCTGATTTCGAAACGAAATTCCGGGCCGATGGCCGACCGGATTGGGGCTCCCGGCACGAAGGCACCGACTTCGACGCCCTCTGCGATCAGGTTCTCGCTGACATTAAGGCCTACAAGGAAGATATGTTCGGCACGGACATCGAGCGTCTGGCTCTAGCCATCATCCGGATCAAGCACACGGATGGCGTCGTCACTGACCGTGCCCTTCGCATGGACGGCTTCACGCAGGAATGCATCACCGCAATCCATGAGCGCGCTGCCCAGCTCGCCAATGAGATGAGCGACGGCAAGCCGTTCGAGGTCGAGTTCACCGGCGCCTGCAATCTGGAGGTCGCGTGATGGCCGTTCACTTTCACCAGATCGCGGAAGCCGAGAGCGAGCTCAACAGCCTCCGGACATCCTACCTTCGCGCCCATGGGTGGAAGGAAACAAGCTCTACGCCGGGATGCTTCTGGCTCTGGCGGCGCGACTTCGCAGATGTCGACCGCGAGCGCCATGCGCGGTGGGAGGAGCGGCACAAAGCGCGCGGCATTCAACCGCCTGTGCCCTTCGGCCTCGTCACGGCTTCCACGGACCTCGCGGTGAAAATGACCGCCGCCGAACTCGATACCAATCCCTATGGCGAAGAGGGGGACGACTGATGGCCTTCGACACAGCAACCCACCCGGCAGACATTGCCCGCACCCTCATCGGCAAGCGCTACGCCAGCAACAAGGCCTTCCTCGAAGGCTACCTGCTCCGGCTCGGCATCCCGATTGAGCGCAGCTCCTTCCTTGAAGAGCACCGGGACCAGGTCGGCGCGTGGACCGTGCGCCTGCAGGCCTACGAGATTTCCGAACTTGGTCACCGCACCGACATTCGCGCGGGCGATCTCTTCCTGCAGCGCAAAGGCGGTGGCAATCCATGGCGCGCCTTCATCGTGACGGAGAGCGTGGAGACACGTCCTGAGTACGCGCGGGGCCGCGTTCACAGCGATGGCACACGCTTCATCGAACTGAAGAACGGCGTCGTCGTGGAGTCCGAATTCGGCCTGCGCAAGCCGGACATGCATACCGGCACCTGCCCCAACATGTTCCGCTTCCCGGTCCAGCAGACAGAGGAGCAGGCGGCATGACACCGGAAGCGTTCTTCACATGGACGGCGATCATCATCATCGGCCTCGCTGGCGGGTACATGACGACCGTCTGGGCGGTGCTGGCCTACCTCTATTCTGAGGAGGGCAATCGAACCGCCGGCGCTGGTCTCTCCCTCGGGGCGGCGATCTTTGCATCGCTTACCATCGGGGCTGTCTGGGGGCTGGTGCAATGACCGACTTCGTCATCGACTTCATGGCCGAGCGCAGAGCCCGCATCGAAGAGACGAACCGCGACGATGCGATCCGCAAGCTTGAAGCGGCTGCAGGCATGGCCGTCACTCACATCGTGGCAGGCCTGCCTGGTGCTTCTGAAGCTCAAGCCATCATGAACCAAGCGTTCGCAGAGAGACTGCCGGAGGAGCTGACTGAAGAGTCGATCCTCCGGCAGATGGAGAATGGACAATGACCACCGCACAGCAACTGAAGTCAAAGCCCGGCGTCGTCGGCGCTACCATCATCTGCAAGACTGGACAGTATTTCGACTTCATCGAACCGAAGCTATCCTCAATCCATATTGAAGATATCGCGCAGGGCCTGTCCCACACCTGCCGCTTCGGTGGCCAGTGCCTGAATTTCTACAGCGTAGCCCAACACTCGGTTCTGGTCAGCGAGATCGTGCCGCCCGGCCTCAAATTCGCGGCGTTGATGCACGATGCAGCTGAGGCCTATATCGGCGATATTGTCGGCCCACTGAAGCAATTGCTGCCCGACTACAAGGTGGTGGAAAAGCGCGTTGAGGAAGCAGTGTGTGCGCGGTTCGGCCTCACGCTGGAGGACATCTCGCACCCGGAAATCAAGCGGGCAGATCTTCGTCTTCTGCGGACTGAGCAGCGCGACCTGACAAGCGGCTCGCAGGACGAGTGGAACGGTCTCAGCAAGTACCCTCCGCTGAAGCAAACCATTGATCCGCTGACGCCTGTCGATGCCGCAACGCTGTTTCTCGTTCGGTATGGGGAACTGCGCCGCCAGTTCTGCATGGCCCGCGACATCAAAATGTACGGGGACATGCACCCATGATCCGCCCCCGCTCAAAACGCGACCGCGAACGCCTCGACTACGAAGGCAGGAAGGCCGTCGCAATGCTTCGCCTCGAAGCCATCCGGCTCACGGTCGCTGGCGAACCCGACCGGGCCAAGGCGAGACGCAAGATGGCCCGCGATCTCCAACGCGCCCTCAACGGGCAGAAGACCGGATTTGATATCGCAGGCGGCCGCAATGAGTGGCTGAAGCAACAGGAAAAGGAGGCAGCCCATGGCTGATGGAAATGAAGACTTCGAGATTGTTCAGCGTGAGGAGGTCCCTGCGCCATCGCCCCGCAAGGATCTGACCGAGTATCTCCCGGAGAACGCGAGCATCGTTGAACGCGCTGTCTTCGCTGGCATGCCACTCGACATGATCGACCGGCTCCGCGCGATGGCGAAGGAAGAACGCCAGGAGAATGCAAAGCTGGCCTTCATGGCGGCGAAGGTCGCAGCAAAGGCAGAAATCCCGCGTGTCCTGAAGAAGCGGAAGAACAGCCACACCAAGTCCAATTATGCAGACCTTGCGGCGATCGATGAGGCTGTCACGCCCGTCATCACAGCTCACGGCTTCACGTTGGATTTTACCGCCGTGCCGAGCGAGCGCGCCAACCACATCGATGTGACGTGCACCACGATCCACAAGGACGGACATTCCGAGTCATTCACCCTGCCCTGGCCACTGGATGGCGAAGGCATGAAGGGCAACTCCAACAAGACGCCGGTTCAGGCAATGAAGTCCACGATCACGTTCGCCCGACGGACGATGAAGATGATGGCCTTCGATATTGCGGATGCTGACGATGACGACGGCAACAACGCAAAGCCACAGACCGAACCGCTTGTCGGCCCAGAGGAAATGACCGTCCTCGACGACCTGCTGAAGCAAACCAAATCCGACCGGAAGGCGTTCTTCGCCTACGCCAAAGTCGAAGGAATGTCCGAAATCTGGATGAAGAATTTCCCCCACCTCAAGACGGTGCTGGAGCGCAAGCTCGCGGACCAAAAGAAGGAAACAGAACAATGATCGAACAAGGAACTCCGGAGTGGTTCGCACAGCGCTGTGGCAAGGCCACCGCCAGCCGGATCGCCGACATCATCGCCAGGACGAAAAGCGGCCCCGCTGCAAGCCGGAAGAACTACGCTGCCCAGCTTGTCTGTGAACGCCTGACCGGGACGGTCGAAGAGACCTTCACCAGCAAGGAAATGCTCTGGGGCACCGAAAAGGAACCTGAAGCGCGCGGCGCCTATGCCTTCCTTACGGGCCGCGATGTCTTGGCCGCTGGATTCGTAGACCATCCGACCATCGCCATGGCGGGCGCCAGCCCTGACGGTTACGTCGGAGAAGAAGGGCTGATCGAGATCAAGTGCCCGAACACGGCCACGCATATCGAGACGCTGCGCGGCGCTGCCATCAAGGGCAACTACGAGACGCAGATGCAATGGCAGATGGCCTGTACCGGTCGCCAATGGTGCGACTTCGTCTCCTATGATCCTCGCCTGCCGCCTCACCTGGCGCTGTTCGTCAAGCGCGTCCCGCGTGACCAGCGCGTCATCATCGAACTCGAAACAGAGGTGGCCGCCTTCCTCCGTGAAGTAACCGACACGGTCGCAGACCTCGAAGGAGTAGCCGCATGACCGAAGCAGCAACCATCGGGCACAACTCTGCCGCCGTCGGCGAAATGCTCGCCGAGAACCCGAACCTTCTCTTCACTGAGACCGGCATGCTCGAAAGCCTGCTGGATGAAGTGAAGGCTGAGATCGCCGCGCTCACTCCCGACGTTTCCACCGAGACCGGACGCAAGGCCATTGCGTCCCTCGCCTACTCCATCGCGCGCCGGAAGACGCCGCTGGATGACGCTGGCAAGGCGCTTAACGAAGATCACCGGAAGGCAATCAACGAAGTCGATGCCATCCGGCGCAAGATGCGGGACGAACTGGACGCCTTGAAGATCAAAGCCCGCAAACCGCTCACGGAGTGGGAAGAGGCTGAAGACGCTCGCAAGGCGACCGTCACCAACACCCGCCTTCTGTTTGCTGCAGCCATGACCTTCCGGGGTGAGATCGCCGACGTCGAGGCGAAGCGCCAGGACGTGATCGGTGCCAACCTGTCCGCGGACACCTTCGGCGACATGCTGGAGACCGCGCTGTCGGAGCAGTCCGCGGCTATCGAGGCACTGGATTCCGAGATCGCACGTCTCAAGCAGGAACAGGCTGACCGTGAAGAACTGGATCGGCTTCGCGCCGAGAAGGCTGCGGCTGAACAGGCGGCAGCTGACGCCGAACGTAAGCGCCGGGAAGAGGAAGCCGAACAAGCCCGTATCGACGCGGCCGCCCAGGAAGCAGCGCAGCGCGCCGCTGACGAAGCAGAACGCAAGGCGCAGGCAGAGATCGACGCCGCCAACAAGGCAGCAGCTGAGGCTCAGGCCGAGCTGGACCGTCAGGCAAAGCAGAAGGCGGACGATGAGCGCGCCGCCGCCGAACGAGAGGCTGACATTGCCCACCGATCCTCTGTGATGCGGTCAGCAAAGGAAGCCCTCATGGAAACGGCGGGCATTTCCGAGACCGCAGCCAAGAAGGCTGTCCTCGCCATCGCCAGTGGATCAATCCCGAACGTAACGCTGAGGTTCTGATGTCTTTCGTGAACAAGGTCATATTGCTTGGGCGGGTCGGAAAAGATCCTGAAGTCCGCCAGTTCCCAAATGGAGGCCAGGTCGCGAACTTCTCCATCGCCACATCTGAGACATGGCGTGACAAGAGTTCGGGCGAACGCAAAGAGCGCACCGAATGGCACAACGTCTCCGTCATGAGCGAAGGCCTTGTCCGCGTCGTGCAGAGCTACGTGAAGAAGGGCTCCAAGCTCTACGTTGAAGGCAAGCTTCAGACCCGCAAGTGGCAGGACCGGGAGGGCAATGATCGGTACACGACCGAGGTTGTCCTGCAGGGCTTCAATGCCAGCCTGGTGCTGCTGGATGGGAAGCCATCCGGAGAGCGTGACAGCGGCGGACAGCAGGAGTCGTTCGATCAGGACATTGGGGACTCGATTCCGTTTTAGAGGATATGAACCATGGCCACTGAAATCCATCTCACCCGTACATTGGACGGACGCCTGATCGCCGCCGACGCGGAGTCGCAGGAAGCCATCTGGGAGCTACCACTGAACCGCGCGATCAAGGCGGTTGTCAGCCTTCCCCGCAACTACAAACGGCTCAAATGGTGGTGGAAGCTGTGCGAGGTCGTGAGCGAGAACTCGGAGCACTACCCGTCGCGGGAATCCGTCTCCGACATGCTCAAGCTAAAGACCGGGCATTTCACGACGATTGTCGTTCCCGGAAAGCGGCCCGGCGAGTGGGTGACGCAATACGTGCCGAAGTCGATCTCGTTCGGAAAGCTGGATGAACCGGCCTTCAGTCAGCTCTGCAACAAGGCCGTGGATATATGCGCGCGGTTCGTCCTCGGCTGCGAGAGCCAGGAACTTGACGACGCCGTGAGCGCATTTTTTGAAGGAAAGAAAGCAGCATGACCACCATGAAAGAATTCGACACACTGATCGTAGGCTCTGCCTCGTGCGGAATAGGCTTGAAGCAAGGCATGTCCTACAGTGACATGGGAGCCGTTGCGGAATGGGTTCTGGGCCACCCGGTCTGGACGCATGAACTCGCGGACAAGGCCCTGTGGCATCGCATGACCGAGGCGATCCGCGCGCACCTGCCGGACATGCCGGGGCGCTTTGAGGACGGTGAAAAGCCTGACTGGAAAGCCATTGGCGCCGCCCTGATCGAACGCTACGGCGAGACCGTCAGTCTCCCACGCGGCCAGCAGGAGCGCACCGAAGGCCCAATGGAGAGCCTTCAGCGCATCGCCCCAGGTAAGCCGGTGATCGGCGTGGTGGTGCCGGAATGACCGACACAGATCAAGCCACCATGGACGCTCTCTATGAGAGAGCCGTCTCCACCGTCCTGAAATCCGGCCGCGCGAGCGTCAGTTACCTGCAGCGTGAGCTGACGCTTGGCTACAACAAGGCCTACGACCTTATCGAGCGGATGGAGAAGTCCGGCCTCGTATCGGCGCCGAACCACGCGGGAAAGCGCGAGGTCCTGCAGCAGAGCGAGGATGGTGATGAGCCCACCCTCCCCGGCACCGGGCACAATAGCCACGCGCCTGACCGTGCCCCTGAATTAGCTGGGGCACTTGGACAGCCCGGGCGCGAAAGGCTCCGCCAGACCGTCGCCAAGATCGAACGCCTCGAAGAGGAGAAGAAGGAAGTCGCTGAGGCGATCAAGGAAGTCTACGCAGAGGCCAAGGCCTTGGGATTCGACACAAAAGCCCTCCGCGCCGTCATCCGCCTCCGGAAGATCGATAAGGCCGACCGGGAAGAGCAGGAACTGATGCTCGATACGTATCTGCTGGCATTGGGGGAAATCTGATGACCGAGATGAAGGAATTCGATACACTGATCGTTGGCTCTGCCTCGTCCGGTGTGGCCCTTAAGCAAGGCATGTCCTACGGCGACATGGGCGAGATTACCGAATGGGTTCTGGGCCATCCTGTCTGGACGCATGAACTCGCGGACAAGGCCTTGTGGACTCGTATGTCGGAAGCGATCCGCGCACACTTGCCGGACATGCCAGCGCCTCATGAGGACGGTGAAGGTCCAGACTGGCAGGCTGTCGGCGCCGCCCTGATCGAACGCTACGGCGAGACCGTCAGTCTCCCACGCGGCCAGCAGGAGCGCACCGAAGGCCCAATGGAAAGCATTCAGCGCATCTTCCCAGGTAAGCCGGTTATCGGCGTGGTGGTGACGGAATGACGGCCTACACCCCTTGCAATATGTGCCCCATGAACCCGTGCGAGCGCAAACGTGCTGTGCAGGAACGGCTCAGCGGCGCCCCGATCAGCTCGGCCAGAATCCGCTGCGCCGACTATCGAAACCTCTTCAAGCCCGGACAGCGCGTCTCCGTCTATCTCAAGGCTGCAGGCGACAAAGACGACGGTTACCAACCATCTGATGTCGATGGCGTCATGGGAACTGTCATCGGCAGGCGTGACCGGAAGTGGCTGGTCTACATTGATCATGACGAACAGCAAAACCTGCGGCTTCTGAATGAGTCCGGGGTCGTAAAACTGTGGCCATCCGCGATCACTGCGGATGATGACGGGGCCGATCCTGTTGAGAAGCTGAAGCCTCTCGCGATTCACGAAATTGGAGACCCGTGCCCTCAGCCCGATGGCTTTGATGCCGGGGATTACGTGCGCTCACACTGGCTCAAAGGCACCGCCTTCGACGTCCATGAAGAGCGTGAACAAGGGAGGGCTGGGTGATGGCCGATCAAATGAAAGAGGATCAAGCCCGCATGATCCGAGAGGCAATAGATCCGGAAGGGGAAAGGCAACACCAAGCGTTTTCCAAGCGTTTTCGGAGCCTGATGTCTGAGCCGACCATTCGCGGATACAGCCCAAAAGCACCAGAACCTGACCTTACAGAGGTAGAGGCACAGAATCTATTCACTTGGTCAGACGGATCGCCGGAATTTGTCCGCGTGGAAACGTGGATTGGAGAGGACAAGGGCATCGGTGCACCGCACCACGTTCGTCTTGTCCTGCCGGACGGCTCGGGCTTCATGCTCTCCAAGCTTGAGATGAAAGAGCTGTGCAAGATGCTGATGGGAGCGGTGAGGTCATGACCGCCCGCACCATCCCCGCCCCCCGCCTCGCCCTCCTCCGCAAGGCCATGAAGCGCCAGCAAACGGAGACCGCCAAGCGCGGCATCCCGGCAGAGCACATTGACGCCGAAGCCCTCCTGATCCTTCAGGGCTACCGCTGCAAGTGCGGGTGCGGTGAGCCTCTGGACCTTGAGAGCCCGTGGGACGCTGAGAACCCGCCGCCCGGATACCCCGTGGTCGCGCATGAATTCTACCGCCGGGGCAAGAACTCTCCGGGGCACGTTCTGGGCAATACCTGGTGGTGGAGACAAGAATGCAATGCCCGCGAGGCCGCGAAGGAAAACGTGGCGCGTGGCCGGGGCAATCGAATGTCTGTCCGGCGTTCTGGTGAGGACGCTGAGGCGCCTTCTCCAAAGCGGCGGAAACCGTCCGGGTACATCAGCCCGCTAAGTAAACAGCATCCCGGCTATCGTAAGCCGAAGTTTGGAAGGAAGTGAAATGACCCCCGAACAACTGGAAGAGATCGAAGCACGGGCGAGGGCGGTTACGAGCGATTGGAGGCTGCAGCGCAGAGACGGCGCGCCGTCTGGTGACTCGTTTAATCTTGGCTGGGATTGGGTCGATGACGAAAAGTGCCCGCCTGAGCCAATGCGCGGAATTTTTGCTTTGGAGTCGGATGCTATGTTTGTGCAAAGCGCTAAAGCCGATGTCCTCGCCCTCACCGCAGCTCTACGCCAAGCGTGGGAGGAGAATGAGCGGCTGAGGGAGGCTTTGGAATGGGCTTTGGACAATGCCGGAACAGACCATCCGCATTACCCATATCGAGAGGATGACAAGTGGACGTATCCGTACCTAATTAGCGGAACGCCATTAGGCGGCGGGGTAGGCAATGCACTCTTCGACACAGCAGCAGGTGCGGTACGCGCCGCCCTCAAGGAGCCCACCCATGACCAAGACTGAAACTCTCCTTGCCGCCCTGCTGAGGGCACTCGCTGAGAAGGAGAAGATGGATGGTTGAGCGCGCATTAGACCGGAATATCAATCCTATATCTATACAGCCAACGCCACCTTTCGGGTCCCCTGCCTACTTCCGACGGTCGGCCATGTGGTGGTGGTACCATGCTAAAAGGTCCGCATCCCCAAGTCGATGCTTGGACTATGCCCGCAGTCAGCTTCGCTTAGCAAAATGGCTGGAGGCAAATCCCAAGGCTCGCCCCCTTAGCAGCGAGACGCATTGGCAAATGTTTCAAAGACTATCTCAAGAGGTATCCATATGAACACCCCCGAACAGATGCGCCAGCGTATTGCTGAGCTGGAGGAAGGGCTTAACAATATCTCGCGGTTCACGCCAGAAATGGCCGAAAATCTTGCCTATTGGATTGACACGAAGTCGCCGCACAATGGCGTCCAAGAAGGTCTACACCGCCTGGCTGGAAACCTTCGCCGCGCCGCCTCCCTCCTCACCGCTGCCCCGCCAGCCAGTGAGCCGGACGCGGACGTGGTGGAGCGGGTGGCGAAAGCGATGTACGTCGCTCGCGTTGGCACATCACAGAACTGCTATGAGTTCGATGATCTTAACAGCGAAGGGCAGCATCACATCTACGATGGCCTGATGCTTGAAGCCCGCGCCGCCCTCTCCGCCATGCGCCCGGCCATCGATTGGGAGAAGATCGCGGAGATCAGGCGGGCTTACGACGCATGGAGGGCTGCGGATACGCGCTGCGCATTGCTAGCAGATCCTGAAGACGAGGGATCACCAAGCGAGCGTCAGGAGGCCGCCGAAGAGGCTGCTTGGGCTTGGGATCAGGCGGCATCTAAGTTGATGTTGAACGCAGACGCCCTGCTGGCCATGATCGGAGGCGGGGATGAGTAAGGCAATTTCAGTTCGGCAGCCGTGGGCATGGGCGCTAATCCATGGCGGAAAGGATGTCGAGAATCGAAACAAAGCCCCCATCGGCACAAGCTCACTTATTGGTCGGCGCATCCAGATCCACGCGGCAAAAGGTATGACCCGCCACGAGTACGAGTCGGCGCGGGAGCACATGGCCAAGCTAGGGGTCGAATGTCCGCACCCATCTGAATTGTTGCGTGGCGGACTAATCGGATCAGTTAGGCTAGTCGAGGTTGTCAGCGAGCGCCCTAGCCGTTGGTTTTTTGGGCCGCGCGGTCTGGTAGTAGATGCACCAGAATCCTGTGAGCCCATCGCAGGGCCGGGACAGCTTGGCTGGTTTAACTTCTCACCACGCGGAGACTTCGACCCACCTAAGCCGTGGATGGTTCACTGGCCCGACACAGGGTTCCCGAGACGCAAGATCAACGAACCGGATCAACTGTCATTGTACGCCAACGGAGGCCCTGATGCTGAGTGAGAAAGCGCTGGAGGCCGTCTTCAATCGCGTCATGTCCGCGTCCGGAATGCCGGACAATGACGACATCAACTACGACCGCTGGTTTCTGGAAGCTGCCCTCACCGCCATAGCGGAAGAAGGCTATGTGATCGAACAGGGGTGGAGGCCGATTGAAACGGCGCCGAAAGATGGAACGCAATTTATTGCCTACATTCAGCATAACGTCGGCACAGCTACCCGCATTGCGATTGCGTGGGCGCCTGCTCATCCAGAGTGGCGCTATTCATGGTGGATGGTACCAAGCAACGTAAGCTGTCCGATTGTCGAGACGCATGAGGACGTGTCGGATAGCTGGCTGATTACCCACTGGCGCCCGCTTCCAGGGCCTCCCGCCATAATCTCCAAAGCAGAACAGGGAGATGGGTGATGCAGGACGAATACGACGACTATTACGACGATCCCTATGAGGACGACGAGAACTTTGTCGTCTGTGACGAGTGCAACGGTGATGGGGAGGTGAATTGTTACTGCGCTGGCGATTTCTGCTGCTGCCCTAACGGCGGTGAAAAGCCCTGCCCTGTCTGTGGCGGCGAGTTCGGTACCGAGGGATACATCACCAAGGAGCACGCGGAAAGGCGCGCAGCAGCTCATCGGGAGATGATGGCGAGGCTCTGGGGGAATCCCACCCCAAAGGACCCCGGATGAGCCCATGAACCGCCCCGCCCCCATCCTCGTCAATCTTGAAGACGCGCGCCACATGCTGGCGGGCAAGGACCCGCGTGAGTTCGGCATTCCTCCGGTAACCGGGGCTGGCCGGGGCATGGTCTTCCATGTCGATGCCATCCGGCGCAGGCTTGACGAACTGGCGGGGATTGCCCCCACTGCCTCCCCTGCAGGTGGGGAGAATGATAATGACGAAGACGCCGACTTCGCGGAGATCGACCGGGCGCTTGGAATTTCCGGGAATGCATAAGGTCTGGTCTACCCGCGCGCAGACGCTCTATCTCTACGCCTACAAGGGCCGGGGGGCGCCCCAGGTCGGTAAGATCGAGGGCTGCGCGACAAAGGCCGAAGCGCTGGCCCGGCTGGAAGACCCCGCCGTGGCCGGTCGCATTGCCGGGCAGCTCGCGCTTTACACGACCTCCCGCCCCGCCCCCGGCTTCATTGCGGCGCTCATAGCCGACTACAAGGCCCGCCACCTCCCCACCCTGAGGGAGAGCACGCAATCGCTCTACAGGAGCCATCTGGACGAGATACAGCGTGTCTTCGGCACCACATCGATCGCCGCCATCCAGAAGACGGGCGCGCGCTCACGCATCAAGGCGTGGCACCAATCCATGGCGAAGACCCCGAACAAGGCGGACAAGCACCTGACCACGCTCATGAGCCTGTTCCGGTTCGGCGTCGATCATGAGGAGATGCAGACCAATCCGGCCACCGGAATCCCCCGGCTGTCCCGCATCGGCTCGCGGGCGGACGTCACATGGCCATCCGAGACCTATGAGGCCGCGCGAAAGGCCCTGTCGCCATCGAGCGAGCGCGTCCTTCGCCTGCTATGGCTGACGGGGCTACGGCCCTCGGACGCCGCTGAGCTGCGGTGGAACGAGATCCTGTGGGACAAGGGCTACATTCGCCGGCGCACGAACAAGAGTGTGAAGGCGGACCCAACGAAACGCGTGCTCTACGCGCGAATCCCCCTGACGGCTGACTTGCGCGAACTGCTGGCAGAGTGTCCGCGCAAGGCCACGACCGTTCTGACCAGCGAAAAGGGCAAGCCATTCGCGTCAGCCAATTCCATGGGCAATGCGATCATGGTCAAGCTCCGGGAAAAGGGCGTCGTGCCGGAGGGGCTGCACCTCTATGACATCCGGGGCACGCGCGCGACCCAGCACTATCTGGACGGGCTCACGGATATTGAGGTGGAGCGCCGCATGGGCTGGGCGCCGGGACAGGGGGCGAAAATGCGCCCGGTCTATGTGAACGATGATCTGCTGGCTGAGATGGAAGCGCGCAACCTCGCCTGAACTGTTTTTCCTCAGTTCCGGCCCATCCCGTTTTCATTGGAGTTTTTCGGAAGCTGTTTTTCCAGCCGAGCCTTGATTCCATTCGGATCGTTTTGGCTTGGAAGGCTGCTGCACTACCATTGTGCTATACCCGCATCAGGCCATGTCGGCGGGCGGGGCGCGGGTGGTGGAGGGAGCTGGATTCGAACCAGCGTACGCTAGGCGGCCAGATTTACAGTCTGGTGGATTTAACCACTCTCCCATCCCTCCACGGGACCCGCGACCACACGCCGTTTGACGCCGTCGCGCCGGGGCTTCACATAGGCGCTGACACGCCGCTGATCCACACCGGAAGCGGCCTTATAGGGAAACCCGAAATGGCGCGCAACCATTCTAAACGGCGAAAAGCACACGACAGTGCAGATAGTGGCCCCCGCCGACATTCCGGCAAGCCATCCCGCCCACACCCACGGGGCGGATCGCACCGTCATTCCGAGCCGGAAGACGGCCCGGTCTGGCTGTGGGGCACACATGCCGTCGCCGCGGCGCTGGCCAACCCGGCCCGCACCTGTCACGAGCTGCTGGCGACCGAAAATGCCGCAAGCCGCCTGCCCCAGGGCGCGATTGCGCCGACGCTGGTGACGGCAAAGGAGATTGACCACAGGGTGCCGGATGGTGCGGTGCATCAGGGCGTGGCGCTGAAAGTGGACCCGCTGGAGCCGCTGGCGCTGGAAGACCTGATCGATTCGGGCGTCAGCCATATTGCCGTGCTGGATCAGGT